AGAGTAGACATATAGCTGAACAAGGATTGCCTAGTGAAAACTACAAGCCAACAACTCCTGTTGATTCTAAAGAGGCAGATGAAAGTCCAGACGGACTTAGTTTGCCTAAAGAATTGAGTGATGAACTCAAAGAAAAGATTATGCAGGAAGCTGATAGAAACCATGAAAGACATTTTGTAGACCACAGAACTAATGAAGGTGGTGTACATGGTAAAGCTAAAGTACACAAGTTCAGTCCTGATTCTAAGATACACAAAGCTATTAGAGAACTTAGAAAGAGAAACAATGATACAGGTGTAGTTCCTAAGAATATGCACCGACTTACTACCGACCGAAAGGTTTTTCAAAGTAGGAAAACAGTAGCAGGTGGGAGTATGATGATTGATTGTTCTGGAAGTATGGGTTTCTATTCTGATGATGTAGAGGAAATAGTTAATCTATTATCTGCTAGTTGGATAGCTGGATATGTAGGTTATCACGGAAAACATGATGATTATGATGGAGATATTCGTATTATTGCCGACAACGGCAGTATGAGTAAATCTGCTATTGAGGAACTTAATCAGCATGGTGCTAACTCAGTTGACTTAGAAGCATTGAAGTTACTAGCTGAACAACCTGAGCCACGAATTTGGGTATCAGACCAACAAGTTATTGGTGTTAATGAATATGGTAGGGCTACAACTCTATCTCATGAGAGAGTAAAAGAGATAGAACGATTTATGTTAAAGAATAATATCATACCTATTGAAAATGTAGATATGGTAAAAGAGGTAGCTAAACAGCTATCAGTAAAGAAATAGGAATACTCTCGTTCCTATTGCCGTGTAAAGTGTGGGTGTGAAAGCACCCACATTTTTTTATTTTTTCTTTTTATATGCATATGCATATGCACAATCATATTTATTTTTATAACCTTGCAACTAAATCACAATCACATTACAATTAAATCATGAGTGAAACAGAAAACAAAACAGGGGTGTCATCTTTAATAGATGAGGCAACAAGAAAAATCAATGGTGGTAATGTCCATTGGTATGAAAGAATACCTGCTAAGGCTATTCCTTTTATTGAAACATTATCTAAAAGGGTTGCAACAGAAGGCACTAAAGCTAACGCTAGAATAGTTAGCGAAATATTGGAACGAGAATATAACTTTACAGTTTCTCGTAGCCGAGTTCGTTTATGGCTAGCAGATTTGGAGAAACAATATGCCGAAAAAAACTAACCATAAAGAACTAGCAGACCTCTTAGCTGAAGCTGAGAGCGATAGAATAAAAGATTTAAAGAGTACCAATGAGCGATTGCTTAAACAAATAGATAAGCTTAAAGATAAGAAAGCTGATATGATTGAGGCAGTTTATCAAGGTGCAAGAGATGGTATGTCTACACTTACACTTCCTAAAATTAGCAAACCTGCTAAATCTAGAAAATCCACAATACAAGAAGAAATCTGTGTGCCTTTGCTATCAGATATACAACTCGCAAAGAGAACCCCAGACTACGATTCCAAAGTAGCTGAGGAAAGAGTTGTTAGGTACGCACATAAGATTGTTAAACTTGCAGAAATACAAAGGGCAACACATAAAGTAGAAAAATGTGCAGTGCTTTGTTTGGGGGATATTGTTGAAGGAGAGCTTATATTTCCAGGGCAGTCACATTTAATAGACAGTTCTTTATACAGGCAAGTAACAGTAGATGGTCCAAGAATGATGCATAGTTTTTTAAGTATCTTATTAGAAAACTTTCAAGAAGTAGATGTATACTGGGTGATAGGTAATCACGGTGCTCTAGGGGGTAGGTCACGCAGAGATTACAATCCAGAAACGAATGCTGATAGAATGTTAGGAAAAATACTACAGACTATGTTCAAGGATGAAAAGAGAATAAACTTTATCATCCCTGAAGGTGTTGACAATCATTGGTACACCGTAGCTAATCTTGGTGAAAAAGCTAAATTCTTTTGTTTCCATGGAGATAATATCCGTGGTTCAATGGGCGTTCCGTTTTACGGATACAATAAAAAAATACTAGGTTGGAAAGCTCTTGCAGCAAATGGCTTGATGGAAGACTTTACACACGCAGTTGCAGGACATTATCACACACCAACATCACTATATATTAATGATGTACGTGTATGGGTAAATGGTTCGACTGAAAGTTACAACAGTTATGCACAAGAACAATTAGCAAGTATGGGTAGACCATCGCAGTTTTGTTTGTTTGTGAAACCTGACAAAGGTGTAACTGCAGAATACTTGGTTAACTTAGAGGAATAGTATATGGCAAAAACATTAAATGTTAAAGCTGTTGAGTTTGCAGGAGTTGGTACTATACCAAAACTCTTGATTGAAACTGACGGCAAATACGAGCAAGTGCTTATTAAAGTAGGCGTTACTCGTTTAGATAACATTCAATTAGAAGAAGAATAGATTAGTCAAAGGAGGCGATGTGGCTAAATTTAATTTAAATGAATATGAAATGGTGGAGGATAGGCTCAAGAAGTTTTGGGATGATTGTCCTAATGGGCGTATTGAAACCAACGTTGTACATATAACAGATGATGGTACATGTGTAGCAATCAAAGCTGAAATATATACAGATGAAAAGAAAGTATTACCTGTATCAACAGGTATTGCACAAGAAACTAAAGGTCAAGGTGGCTTTGCTAATGCAGATGCATGGATGGAAAACTGTGAGACATCTGCTATAGGTAGAGCATTAGCTAACTGGAAGTATCAAGGGTCTAATAAGAAAAGACCTAGTAGAGAAGAAATGTCAAAGGTTGTTTCCACACCGCCAAAACAAAAGGAGAAAAAAGTAGTAGAGGATGTTAAGGAGTCAGGGGCTTCTTCTACTACTTCTCCTACAAAGCAGATTAAAGATGCTGGTTTTGGTGATAGAAAAGGTGACTCACATCCTAATGGTAAATTAGCTATTGATGATAAAGGACTTATATGTCCTTGTGGCTCAGATGCAAGAGTTAAATACTATAAGGCTGAGGAAAAGAATAAACCTAATAGTCCTGATTTTAGATGTCAGGCTATGTCACAATGTACAGCAGGCGATACTGTAGATGGTAAAGTCTTTGCTAAGTCTTGGTGGATGGATAATAAATCAGTACCTAGCAGTTGGAAAGATTATGCTGCAGTACAGAATGGTATGACATTACCTAAGCCTAAATCATTAGATGATATTAAACCAGGAGAAGCACCCTTCTAATTTACAGCAAGCAGAAGCCGAGGTAGAAAGGATAACACCCTCGGCTTTGCTATATCAATTACTTACTAACTGTTTGTGAACCACCACTAATTTGTTTCTTAGCATATGTCTTCACAACAGCGAGTGCAGCACCACCACCTGCTAATGCAGCTAACTGAAGTACTTCAGCGTCTACACCAACTAGTGGAGCTACAGTTAAAGCACCAATAAAGGCTTCAATGAATGTCCAAGCAGTACGCTCTAACATATCTTTTAAGTCTTCACTCATCTTATACTCCCATGATTCAGACCAAGGAGTCCACCCCACATCCTTCTTGAATGTGCCGTCTCGGTTTCTTCTTCTTTTTGATTTCTCAAACAAGCTCATTGTATCAATCTACCTTTCAACATAGCGTTAGTTTTAATAACATTGCCATTGATTTCTTGTAGTTTTTCAAACACTGTGCTAGCTAAGACAGTATGGTCTTTAGCTTTATTATCAACAGTAGGTTTGTTTTCTAATAAGTTATTAATAGTTGTATATTCTATTGTAACTTTTTTACCCTGCAGTAATTGATTAGCAACTTTTGCATACATCTTTTTGTAAGCTACAGTACTAGAACCTATAAAACCATCTTTAGATATTTCTAAGTCCTGTTGTGTTTCTCCTACAATTAAACAACCTGATGTATGTTCATCAGTGTTTCCTGTATGAATTAAGATATATGTAAAGTTAGGTACATCTTGTATGTGTAACATTCCATAGTGTGCATTCTTATATCTTTCTGAATACTTAGCATGGAATCCACCTGTCTTTCTAAGTTCTATATCGTAAGTTCCTTCTGGTATGCATGTTTCATGCATTACTTTTACTGCTTGATACTGGTCTTCCAATGTATAACATTCAAATAAACCATCTATAAACAGCAATCCGTTGGTAGCATCTGTACCAAATTGTGTTCTAACAACTGTGAGTTTCACCTATACCTCCATATTTACAGTGACACACGCTTATATGTGTTCCATTCTCATTAGTATAAGTATAGCACTTACTTTCCGCCACAACATCCACCACCACAACAATTGTCCATTGTTATTCTCCTTTCCTAAAACCAATAGTTAATAGCCATATGGCTAGTGTAATTACTGTAGCTAATCCTGTGACCTGCTGTGCAGACCCTGTTAGTGTCAGTGTAGCAATAACTAAACCAACCAAAGTCCAACTTAGGTTTAATGTTTCTTTAATTGCAGTCACTATCCATGACCATAGTTTTTTTATCATAAACTTCTCCTAAACATAAAAGCCGCCATACTAGCTATTCTAGTCAGAATAACTGGCACTACAACTTCTTGAGCTTTTTCACGTTGGTCTTGAGTCATGTCATCTCCTATGTTTCCTATCTCTATTGTTTCAAAATCTATATCTACAAAAGTTTCTATTGGATTATCTAAAAATGTTTCAAACTGTACTTCTGTAACAACGTCAGCAAGTGTATAGTTTTCTACGTCAGCATTATCTACAGCTCTCTCAACGTATTCTTCTACAGCTTCTGCTACTACTTCATCTTCTTGTACTGCTTCAGCAATAATCTCAACGTCTTCAGCTTGTACTTGTAATACTTCAGCGACAACCTCAACTTGCTCTTCAGTAAGTATTTCAATATCATCTATAGCCTCCTCCACTACAGCCTGAACTATCTCTTGTACTTCTACAGAAACTTGCTCTAGGTTTTGTACACCTATGTCATTAACTTCTTCTATGACCTCGATAACTTCTTCGGTTTCAAGTTCTTGTACATACTCTTGTATAATGGCTTCTTTAACTTCTTCATATTCTTCTAGCTCCTCTTCTGTATATTCTTCTATTTCTTCTTCAGTTACTTCAGGAATATCTAAGACAATAATCTCTTCTATCTCAGCAACTTCTTCTTCTAACTCTTCTTCAGTTAGTTCAATAACTTCTTCTTCTTTAAAAAAGTTAAAGACTTCTACAACTTCTTCCTCAATATCTTCCTGTATTGACTCATCCAAAATCTCCTCTGTTTGAATTTCATCTTCTGTATCGGTGTCATCTCTAAATATCTCTTCGACCAGCTCATCTTCTATTTCCTCTACTTCTTCTTCTATAACTATAATTATATCTTCAGGTATATCTAATATTTCAACTTCTATAATTTCTATTTCTTCTAATTCTTCTAAGTACTCTTCAACTTCAAGTATTGCTTCAAGAAATTCTTCTGCTTCTTCTTTAGTTTCAAACTCATATATTTCAAATTCTTCTTCACGTTCAAGTAACTCAACTTCAAGTTCCATTTGTTTTTCAAGTTCAAATACTTCTTCTTCAGTAAGTTCAACAAACTCTTCATCTTCATACTCGTCTTCCAAATCATCATATATAAAATCATCATCATAAAACTCGTCTCCGATTTCTTCCAGGTCTTCTTCAATAATTTCGATGTCATATAATTCTAAATCTCCACGTTCAACTTGTTCATCAGTTAATTCTACACCATATAAATCAAAATTCTTTTGACGTTCATTATCACGTTCGACAGTACCATCTTCTATTTCATGTTCTTCATACTCTGATTCTGTACCATCATCCATAACAATAACAAATACTTCAGGCTCAGGTGGAGGTGGTGGTATGTATATCTCTGGCTCTGGCTCAGGTTCAGGAGGTGGAGGTAATGTTGTTGTAGTAGTTGTAGTAGTTGTTGGCTGTATGTATTTAAAAGATATATCATCTACTAAAGTCCAATCATTTAATGTCAAAGTAAACTTATCTATAAAAGTATCTAGAGTTGTTCTTATGTTATAAACAATAACTTCATACATTGTTTGAGCTGATACAAATTGTTGAGCATCAATATTATTTGTTTGAGTTGTTTCATCAGTATGTGTATAAGTTACTTCAGCTTGATTGTTTAAAGCTCCAATAGTAAATCCAACTTCATAGATTTCTATTTCAAGTTCTTCTTCATCAACAGTTGTTGTCTCTGGTAAATCAAATTCATAAGACCCAGAATCTCCATTATGTTGTTGATACTCAATGTTTATACAATAGTCGGTGCAACCATATTGACCAGACCATGTATTGTTGTAAT